GTGGAAGCCCTGTGTTAGTTTCTGGTGAGTTTGCTTCTGCAGCTTCCGGTGCTACTGGTATCATCTGCTTGAACCCAAGCAACTTCATCGTTGGTAACCAACGTGGTCTGCGTATCGACACACAAGAGTTGGTCGAAACACAGCGTCGCGTGATGGTCGCTAGCTTGCGTACAGGTATGACTAAAGTCACATCTAACTACGGTGCTGGTGTAACTAAGATGGTTTACTCTGCTTAATTAGTAGAGATAATCTTAACAAGACCCTTCGGGGTCTTGTTTTATAAAGGTATAATGTGCCTTTATAAAACAAGCGAGGTATTTATGGCAACAAATTTAGTAACAAAAGCAGAATACAAAGCTTACATGGGAATTAGTAGTACGAACTCAGACGCAGAAATTGATTTCTTAATCCCCAAAGTCAGCGATTTAGTAAAAACATACTGCCGTCGTACCTTTATTGATTACTACGACGAAGCAAAAACAGAATATTTTGATGGTGGGTTTAAAAAGCTTATTTTAAAAGAGTCACCAGTAGTTAACGTAACTTCAGTAGCATACAGCGAAGACTTTGGAAAAACTTACACAAGTTTAGCAAAGTTCACTGACTGGATTCAGCGCGATGATTTTGTACTTAGCACAAACCCTGGCGGGTTCCGCGAAGTTTTAAACGGATATAAAGTAGTTTATTTTGCAGGATATGAAACAATCCCAGCAGACTTAAAATTAGCAGTTCTTGATTTAGTAGAATACTATTCACGAAATAACGGTGCAGTACATAGTACTCGCGACCTAAACCCAAATACTACTCAAATCAGTTATGTAGCCTCTAGTAACTTTCCAGCTACTATTAAGCGTGTTCTAGACCAATATATGGCGGACTTCACCTAATGGCAACACCCAATAGATTTAATTATAAATATCTTTTAGAGTTAATGTACGGTGCTAAATTAACCGGTATTAAACCAGGAGATACTCCCGAAGGCTTCAGAAACGCTTTTTTAAAATTAGTTGAAAAAGATATTCGAGGACAAATTGAGAATACTCTGCCTATAATTTATTGGGTAAAGCCTCGTGAAATTATTTTTAATCTATTAAATGGCTTATTCGGTGAAAGCTCAACTGGTGGAGACGTATCTAAGTATGTAGACTCTGTGGTTACACACGATGGAAGTTTAGTTACTCCAAAGAATCCAGAGTTTGGCACCGCACTAGAATCTATTTTGATTACGCTTTTTTCTGATGAAGTATTTTTAAACGAAATATCTCACGAGATCAGACTAGCCGTAGAGTCAAAGATGCTACATGGTAAAGATATTACTTTTAAGCAACTTGGTGATAAAGCCAAGGATATGGTAAATATTGCCAATAATGCTATGCCAGATATTAGTGTTATCTGCTCTATTGGTAGTCCACAACAAATTAAGCAATCACAAACGTTAATACACAACGAGATTCAAAAAGTTGGAAATGAAATGCGAAACTGGTTGCGGGAAAATACTCCTGCAAAACTCGCAGATGCTGAAAGCTTTATAAACGGTTTTGATTCTAGCAAAGATTTAATCTTTATAAGCAGTAACTTTAAAAAAGCTCGTGAAGAAACAGTAAATGGCTCTGTTAAAGAAGTACTTTTACCTATACTCGCAAGCTATGGTATAAATTGTAAAGAAAATTTAAATATAGGTGCCTTTACTGCAGCAGGACACACGGGTGTTGTTTCCGGCAGAGGAACCTCCCTACAACAAGTTGTAGGAATTAATTCTCCTATTATTCAGCAAACTTTATATTTTGCAAATACACAGGCAGATAGACCAACACCTTCATTAGATCCGTTTGTTTTAGAAACAGACCATTTAAATTTATCTTATGATATTAAAGAAGGTGCTATAGGTACTGTAAAAGATTTATTAGATTTAAACTTTTCCTTTGTAATATCTCAAGAAGCAAGCTGGAACAGTAGTCTAGGTAGTCGCGAAAAGACTGCTATGAGTAACATAGTGGAAAAAGCCTGGAAAATTAAACGAGATCAGCTAGCAGACGATTTTAAAAAGTACATTAAGAACTTTGTACCAACAATAACTTCCGGTATGGAAGGGTCGCCAACTTTAAATGAAAGAATTCTGTATAGTTTTGCAGATATTCTTCGTGATACAGTTAAAAATGCGGCTAGTAAAGATTTACCTACTGTATTAGGTAAAAATAGAAAAACAACTAAAACAAGTACGCAAAGCATTCTTAAAAATGTTAAGCCCGCTAAAGCAAATTTAAATAGAACTGGCGGAAGTACGGGTATACCAAGCTATACTCCAAAAGCAGATACAGCACCAAATATGGCTAATTTAAGGGATTTAATAAATTCCCAACTACAAGATGTGATTAGTGCAAATATGGGTGATGGTAGAAGTCGTAATGTATTGAATTACCGTACAGGTAGGTTTGCAGGCAGTGTAAAAGTGGAAACTTTATCAATTAGCCGTCAGGGTATGATTACTGCTTTCTATACTTATATGAAGAATCCTTATGCAACTTTTAGTGCCGGAGGAAAACAGTCCCTTCCAAAAAGCAGAGATCCTAAACTGCTAATTTCTAGATCAATACGGGAAATTGCACAGGAAATGGCTATTAATAAACTAAGGGCAGTATCCTTATGACAAGAAGAACAAGTATTGTAACAGCATTGGCTGAAAAGTTAAAAGTAATCGATGGTACAGGTAGCTATAAAACTAATTTATTTGGTAATAGCTACCCTAAATTAAAGTTCTGGGATGAAGTACAAGATTTCCCGGCTTGTTATCTGGTAGCAGGCTCCGAATCACGACAGTATCATCCCTCGGACTTTACCTGGGCTTTTTTAAATATCAGCATTAAAGTATATGTCAGGGATGAGTCGTATCCACAAGAAGATTTAGAAAATCTCTTAGACGACATAGAAAATGTAATCAATGATAACCGAGTATTAGTATACGACACTACTAATAATCTTTCAACAACTGAAATCTTAATTCAGTCAATAACTACCGATGAAGGGCTATTAGCTCCTTATGGTGTCGGTGAAATCAACCTACAAGTGCGCTACGCATTAGTATAACTCTCGGATTTACGCAAGCATAACAACAGATAAATATCTAGTTACGATGCTTAGAATATTTCCAAAAATCATAAAGGAAAGAGTATGGCATTAAATTTACTACGCAATAGTCGGGTATTCTACACGACCAATTTGACAAGTTCAGGACAGGTAGCCACTAGCGGCCACACTGCATCAACAACACGAGAACTCCAAGTTTTGGATGGTTTCTCTTTTTCACAAAACACAGGTCAAGAAACAATTACTACTAATGAAGCAGGTGCTGCACCTGTTCGCGGTCAGCGCAGTTTTAATACTAGCTTAGAGCCAGTAGATTGGAGCTTTTCCACTTACATTCGCCCCAAATATGTAGAAAATACTTCTACAGCAGGTCCAGATTCTGACGACAAAGTTGACGCAGAAGAGTCCGTGTTATGGAACTCTATGTCTAGCGTTACTGGTAATGGCTGGACTCAAACTGCAGGTGTTGCACCAACTACAATGCCTTACTCAACAGTAAGTTTTGCAAATTCAAATGCTCACCAATTGCAACCTTTTGGTTTGATTATTGTGTTCGAAGCAGTTACTTATGTGATTGATAATTGCGCTATTGATTCAGCAACTATTGACTTTGGTTTGGATGCTATTGCTGCTGTTGCATGGGCCGGAAAAGGTACCACAATGCGTCAATTGCCTACAACTTTAACAATCAGCGGTGCTGGTAGTGTTACTGGTGGTGGCTGGACTGGAAGCAATGACTTTACACTCAAAGATACATCAGCACGTTACATTGCTAACAAGTTGTCTACAATGACATTGGCTGCTGCTGGTTTCGGTGGATTGACTGCTACAAGCTATGGCAATATTGCTATCACTGGCGGTAACTTAACAATCAGCAACAATTTAACATATTTAACACCCGCAAACTTAGGTGTTGTTAATACTCCTATCACTTACTTCACAGGTACTCGCTCTGTTACGGCTAACGTTACAGCATACTTGAAGACCGGTGCAGGTGCTAGTGCTGAGTTGTTAAAAGATATGTTGGCAGCTAGCTCAAGCAGTACAGCTAACAAGTTTGCAGCTGTTATTTCAGTTGGCGGTGCTACTAATGACACTAAGTTTGTTATTGAAATGCCAACTACTCAGTTGACTATTCCAGCAATTACTTCTGAGCAAATTATTGCTACTTCAATTACTATGACCGCACAGGGTTCCGATACAGGTGCTGCTGGTGGTGCATATGATCTTGAAGCCAAGAACGAAGTTACGCTCAAGTACTACGCAGCAGCTTAATTAGCCGTTGCATTTTCATAGAGACTGGGTTGATCTCCAGTCTCTCTTTTTCAAAAATATTATTATAAAATGACTACTCTCTCTTTAAAAACACTGTTAGTTCCCTCTAAATCAGTTCAGGTTGAATACCCTGGGATGCCTGGTTTTGTAGTTGATTTGGCATTTTTATCTCGCGAAACGCTCTTATCGATTCGTAAGAAATCTACTAAAACCAGCTTTAAAAATCGTCAAGCATCAGAAGAATTCAATGAAGATTTATTCTTGCAACTTTATGTTGAAGCTGCCGTAAAAGGCTGGTCTGGATTAAAATTGTCCTATCTTGAGCAATTAGCTCCAGTAGACTTAACTGATAAAGACCTTGATGCAGAACTTGGTTATACTGCTGAAAACGCACTGTACTTGATGAAAAACTCCAGTAACTTTGATGCATTTATCAGTGAGCAAGTATCTGACTTGGGAAACTTTTCGACGACCAACTCCAACAAGTAAACTGGCAGTTGGTCAACTACTTTCAAAATATGAGCGTTGGCATGACCAAAGATCAGTATTTTGAAATGTGCGAAGCCCTAGGTAATGAACCACTTGAATCCGAGATTCCTGTGGAATTCGATGACTTTCCGCTAGAAGTACAACAGGCGTTTAACGCCTATAAAATGCTCCGTGACGAATGGGATACCATGAGTGGCGTCTATTTGGGTAAATCCTTAATAGGTGTCAAAGACATTTTAGAAGCAACAGAGATTGATCCATCTGAACATAAACTTATAGTTATGCTTATACGCATAATCGATAATGTCCGATCAGAAGAAATCAATAATAAGAAAAAGATGCAAGAGCCCGCTAGTTAAAAATTAGCGGGCTTTTTTGCGTTAAAAATTTTTTGGTTTGACAAGAGCGTGGTCACATGGTATAATGGTCTCTAGTTAAATTATCAAAAAATTTTGGTAATATCCGAACAGGAGTATGCATGGCTACTAATGATACAGTTGTATTATATTTTAAACTATCCGATCTTGGCGACACGATTAAATCTGGTCATAAGGATTTAAAAGCCTTCAAAGGAACTTTCGATGCCCTTCAGCGGGACATGGCTAAGCCTACAGGCAAGGGTAAAGGCGGTTGGAAAAACGCAATGATGGGTGGCGACGCGTATGATGTTGCCAGGGGTAGTGCCGGGGCTACTGGTGCGTCTGGTCGCGACTTTGCAAACCAAGCTCGAGGCCTTGACGGTTTAGTGCGTTTATACGCTACTTATGCTGCTAATTTATTCGCAGCTGGTGCTGCTTTTCGTGCCTTGAGCCAAGCAGCAGATACTACTAACATGATCAAAGGTATGGATCAGTTGGGTGCTGTAAGTGGACAAGCATTGGGCACTGTTGCTAAAAAGTTAGTAGATGCTACTGACGGGGCTATTTCGTTCCGTGAAGCTATTGAAGCCACTACCAAAGGTAGTGCAGCAGGATTATCGTCTAAACAAATGTTACAGTTAGGCGAAGTAGCCAATAAGGCATCTAAAGCACTTGGCGTCGCCATGCCAGATGCTATTAGCCGATTAACTCGTGGTATTAGTAAGCTAGAGCCTGAACTTTTAGATGAATTGGGTTTATTTACTAAAATTGATCCCGCAGTTCAAGCGTATGCACGAAGCATTGGAAAAACAGCAGGTAGCTTAACAGACTTTGAGAAGCGCCAAGCGTTTGCAATAGCTGTACTAAAAGAAGGTTTAGATAAGTTCAGTGCTATTGATATAGGTGCAAATCCTTATGATAAGTTATTGGCCAGTTTACAAAACTTAGGCCAAGGTGCACTAGAAGTTGTAAATAAAATACTAACACCACTGGTTAACGTACTATCGCAAAATCCCACAGCACTATTAGCTGTTATTGGAGCAATCGGTGCATCAATAGTTAAAAGTGCTATTCCTGCACTGGGACATTATCGTGAAAACTTAAGAAGTGCAGCAAACGATAGTCGAATGGTGTTTACTAAAATATATGCAGACCAACAAGAAAAAATTGGTTTGTTAGCTGATAATGCAGGTGCTGCAGCAGCTGAAGCGTATAAAAAAGGTGCACCTACATTAGCTAAAATCGCAGAATTAGAAAAATCTGCACAAGGATTCTCCAAAGGTCGCAAAGATTTTGCAGCACTAGCAGGAAAAGATCCTTTTGCTATTACGCCCGAAGAAATCAAATCTTTGGAAAATCGTGCCCGATACTTAAAAGGCAGGAATGATGCTGAAGCGCAAGCTCTTACATTGCATCTTCAAAAGATGAAAGCAATACGTGCAGGTGCCGCAGCAGCGTTTGAAACAGCCTCTACAGGAGTTATCGCAGGCACTGAGCCTGGATATACTACCCCAGGTTCTAATGATATTATAAATAAGCGTACATTAAATAAATTAGCTAGTGAAAGTATTAGATCCACAACCGCGGAAACACAAGCCATTTATGGATCTAGAGCAGCATATAAGAAATTAAATGAAGAGATTGCTAGTGCTCGCGAAGGTACTTACAAAACTACTACCCGCGTAGATGAAAATGGCAAGGCCATAGTAGAAACTACTGGTAAGATGAGCCGACTCACTGCCGGATATACTCGTGTAGCAGGTATAATTGGTATTGTTGGACAAAAGCTAGGTTCTCTTATAAATGCTTTCGGAATCTACGGAGCAGTTATTGGTATAGCTATCGAAGCCGCAGGATTACTTGATTCAAAACTATCAAAAACAGGTAAAGAGTCAGAAGCCTTTACAAAGTCTTTAGACGGGATCAAAGATTCTAGTCAAAACTTAATTAGAGTTTTTGAGGTACTTGATAAAACACCTTTTGCATCCGGTACTATTCAAGGTATTTTAGCATTGTCAAATGCACAACTAGAAGTTTCTAATTCAGTTGATACTGCGATTACTTCAGCACAAAAATTGCAGCGTGCAATGAAGACTAGCCCTTATGACCAACTAAAAGACGATATTGCAAAATTCTTTGGTGGCGGAGTAAGTAAAAATTTAGCTACTAGCTTGACTCAAACAGTTCAAGATTCCTTACAAGCATTTGGCGAAGCAGGAAGAACAGATGAAGCAGAAGTAATTTTAAAGAAAGCATTGGGCATTGAGAGCTTAGATATTACAAGTGTAACAAATGCTTTTGAAAAAGGTGACGTAGTAGTAAATAGATATAACGATGCTTCAAAAAAGTTAGCCTCTATACTAGGAAACGCTAGTAGTAACCTACAGGGTTTTAAATCTGCTACTGAAAATAGTAATAAGGCCTACCAAGAGTTTATTCAATCTACTGCAAGTAATAATCCTTTATTTAAATTAGGTCAATCGCTTAATGAAGTAAGTAACGCTATGTTAAAAGTTACAAGTGGCGGTATTAATGAGATTAATGCTGCATTTGATGACTTAACTAAAAATCCTGAAAAGTTTCAGTTATTTGGAAAAGAGTTTGTAAATCAGTTCGTAGAAATGCGTGACCAGTTTAAAACTACTTTTGAAGCGTATAATACTTATAAAAATTCCATTAATCAATTAGATCGCGAAGATATAAAAGTTAAAAAAGAACTGGAATCTGTACAATTAGCCTTAAAGGTTAATCCATTAAGTGATCGAGATAACAGACGTGCAAAAGAACTACAAGCTCAATTAGAGACAAATAAAGAATCTCGTAATTTAGCTAGTCGTAAACAAACTGGTTTAGGTACTGATATATTCAAACAAGCTTCTGAATTATTTAATCAAGGAGCTAACAAAGCGTATGAAAAAAGTAAAGAACTTATTGATGTAGCTTTAGGCCAGGCAGGTCGTAAAGCAGCACTTGCTATTGACCAAGCAAAAGCTGGTGGATTAACGGGTGCAGCGGCAGCAACAGAGCAAGGAAGATTAAAACAAGAAGAAATTAGTATTCAAATGAAAGCTGTTGATACTAATATTGATTTGATCAAAGCCAATACTGAATTGCGTGCAACTATTGAAGAATCTAATGCTATAGCCGCATTAGCTAATGCAGCACCAGGAGCAGATAGAACTGCACTAGAAGCTGACAAAGCCGCAGCTATGAAGTTCAAAGAACTTTTAGAGAAAGCAGGAAAAGGCACTATAGACTTTATGTCTACAGGA